ATCCACTTCCGCACTACCCAGGATCGAGCCAAGGCTCTCCTTGGTAAGGACATGAACGGCATCTCATTTGACGAAGCGGCGTTTGAGCCGCACTTGCTAATGATCTACCAAGAGGTGCTGAACCTCCGACGACTCTCCACTGGCGGACCACTCCACTTCATTGGAACGCCGACTGAGGGATTCAACGAATACGCGGATCTGTGGGAGAAGGGAAATCCCGACAACCCAGCCCGTGACGACAAGTTCATTTCGTTCCGATTGTCCACACGGGACAACATCGGCTACGGACTGACACAAGAGAACTTTGATGATGTCGTTCGTCAGCAGGCTGAGTACCTCATCCCGCAGAACATTGACGGATTCTTCATTGAGGCACGAGACGCATTCTTCTGGTCTCAGTCCATTCAAGCAGTATTCAAATCAGGAGTCGCAGAGTCAGGCCCGACACGTCACCATAAGTATGTCCAGGGTGTAGACCCAGGGATTTCACATGACGCAACGTGGGCGATTACACTCGACATTACTGACAGAAAGTGCCTTCGCGGTACGCGGATTAGAAAGCGTGGCGGCAAGCAGAGTATCTCTGCCGTCGTGAACATGGTCCGCGAAGGACACCTCCTCTACCAACAGGACGGTGCATACTGCACCACCATCGTCGACTCCACAGGACTCGGTGGACGACTATTCCAACAGGAGTTCAGCATCATCCGCCCCCTCCGAGGGTTTGACTTCGGTGGCACAAAGGCGAAGAAGGTGGAACTCCTTAATGACTTGAAGGCGGTCCTAGACAAAGGACAAATCGAACTGCCAACTGGCGGTGCGTGGGATGAGATGCGAAGGCAACTCCTCACCTACAAATTGGACGATAAGAAGCTGGAGCAAGATGCAGTGATGGCACTGGCCATTGCTGTGCGACACGCTTTACGAAACCCAGAGAAGCCCGTGAACGATCCAGTGTTCACATATTTTGGAGTGAGTGACTGATGGCCGACAAGGTACGAAAGATCCCAGCGGCGTTCGAGGGAACGCGAGCGATTCCAGCGCAGTACACGACTGACCCTGATATCGCCACGCCTGAGCAGATTGCCTCTATTGGCACTGCCACCGAGAAGGCACGAAAACTTGCTAAGGGTCAGCGTATCGTCGCGGCTGCCGCTGCTGGCAAGCCAATTGCCACCGCGCCAGTATTCACCAACATCACCGTCAACAAGCAGGGTTCAGTCAAGGGTCAGGCAAACCAGTCAATCGCTGGCGGTGCTGGCATTGGCATCAACGACCCATCCATCACGGCACGAAACCGCGCTTCCACGCGCATCAAGCCGAACTTTGAGAAGCTCACCCTTGGCGAACAGGCTTCCGTCAAGATGTCCGAGACTTCACTCAGCGGACAAGGAATTGATCCGAACCAGGACGAGTCGCATCTCCTCCTTCAGGAGATCCTTGGTCGCAAGCAGTTGGTGGAGCCAGAGCAGAACCGCCTGCGCTCACTCTTCCGCCGCATGGACAACCTCTACCACCCAGAGACCATCACCCTTGGTGGTGCTGACCACTGGGCAGATGATCCAAGCGCACGACTTGCTGGTCGAGCGCACGTCTCGGTCAACATCCACCACGCCTATGTACAGATCCCAGCCTCCATCCAGGCTGTGCGACCAGTGGTCAACTATGTTGCCACTGGGCCAACAGCCGAAGAGCGCGATGCCGCGCAACTGCGCGAGCGACTCTACTTTCGCTGGTGGGATGCCAACGAGATGGACCTGCTCCACGAGCACGCTGCACTCCTCAAGGAACTCTACGGTCATACGGCGGCTAAGGTCTATTGGGATCCAGTTGCCGAGTTGCCAAAGATTACCGTCATTGAGCGACCAGAGAACCTCTACCTTGGGTTTGGCGACAGCGACTTCCACCGCCTAGACTGGGCGCTCTATTGCTACGGTATGTCCCCACAGTCAGTCCAAGAGGACTACGGCGTGGATGTCATCCCTGTCAAGCAGGGCGACAAGTACTTCCCGTACACGACCCGTGGCACCCACGATGACCCAATCGGCAACGTGTGGTCCAACACCTTCGAGCGTAACCCACTCCGCCGCGAGACTGCCTACGAGCAGATGCAGGTTGAGGTCTACGACTACTGGTACAAGGTACCAACCAAGCCTGGTAAGGCTCCGCTTGTGTACAACGCCATCTTTGTCGGCAACTCGCTGGTAAAAAACGACGCGCACCCTGAGTATCAGGGACAGATCCCGTATGTCCACCTGCCAAACGGCAAGATCCCTGGTAGCCCATACGGTAAGCCAGCACTCTACGATGCCGAGCAGTTGCTCCGCGAGAAGGACGAGCGAGTCACTGCGATGGCGCAGATGATTCAGTCCATCGTCGGTGGGCAGATGTGGCAGCTCGTTGGGCCAGAGGCTCCTGATGAGGTACCGCCAAACGCGCTACCAAAGCCAGGTCGCGTCGCCACCCCTGGACCTGGCAACGAACTCCGTGCCATCCAGCCGTTCATCCCTTCGTTCCAGATTGAGCAGTACATCGGTCGTATCGACCGAGAACTTGCTGTGGCAACGGGCTTGAACGACCTGCTCCTTGGTCTCGCGCCCGCGCAGGTGCTTGGTTCGTCACGAGCCATCGCCGCGCTCATCGCCAACTACGAAGCACGCCTTGCTCCAAAGCGCAAGGTGTTCTATCAGTGGATGCGACAGGTCTGGGAGATGTGCGCCCGCATTTGGGAAATCAAGAACCCAGCTGTTGCAGAGATCATTGGCGGACAATACCGCATTGATATCGTTGCACCAGAACTGACGCCACGAGACACGCTGGAACTTGCCAGCACCGCGATCAACCTTGTCCAGAACCGACTATGGAGCGCCGAGCGTGCCATGGATCGAGTGGGCGTGGAAGATCCAATTGGCGAGAAGGATCTCATCCGCGACGAGCAGACGGACGCAACACTCAATCCTGCGGCTGTGGCAACGATGTCACAGGTGATGCAGCAGATGGCAATGATGCAGCAGCAGCAGGCCGTCATGTCGCAAGAGCAGGCTGCCAACGCCCAGCGCACGATGCAGCAGGGCGTTCCTGGAAGCCAGTCGCTCAACCAGCCAGAGAATCAGGCGCAGTTGCCGCCTGAGGCTCTGCCAGCAAACGCCGCAGCGCCAGGGGAAGAGAACCTTCTCCCAGCGCCGACTGGCACCAATGAGGTACCTGCATAATGGCACGACGCGGACGATTCACCAGCCCAAACTCTGGCGGACAAAACCTTACCGCGCTCATCATCGGCTTGCTGCGCGAGCGCAAGAACGCAGAGGAGCAGGGTCTGCTTGACGCCTATCGCACTGGAACAGCCTATAACGGTGCCGTACCAACGGCGGCGGATATTCAGTCATTCTATGACGAGTGGGCTTCGGCTGCTGGCTACACCCCAGGATCGCTGGAATATCAGGCCATCTTCCAGAAGAAGTCTGATCTAAACAACTACGACCTAAAGAAGCAGTTCAATGCGTTGATCTCGACCTTTAACACCACTGATGGTTCTAACTATCAGGACATTATTGACTTTCTTGGGAATGAGGCGCAGACCTCAACCGACCCAAATGATCTTGCTGATTATGCTAACTCTATTGAAACTACCACTAGCGCCTATTTGAAGTATCAGGGCCAGCGTTTGATTCGTGGCGAGCTGACGGCTGCCGAGTATCAGAAGATTACCCTTGAGTCGCTCAAGGTGCTAGATCCAGGTAGCATTGCCTATACCAACGCGGTCTACGATGCTTTCCAGTACGAGTGGAACGCAGAGGCAACCAAGTGGCAGAACCGCATTCGGGCTGGAACAGCAACAAACGCGCAATTCCGCTCGTGGGCAAACGGCTTCAAAAATCGCTTGGTGCAATCCAACATCTCCAAGGACAGCGAGCTATACACGTCTATTGGCGCAAGCATCGCGCAGGCAAGCATTGCCGTTGGCGATAGCCCAACCAACACTCGACTGAACACCACCCTCTCTACACTCAACAGTGTCTTTAGCCTTGCACAAGCGCAGATTGGCGGGGTTGAGATTGGCGTTGGTGACATCATGGGCGACCCCAAGGATGTTCTTAAGAAGTTGCGCGAAAACCCAGATCTTATGGGCCTCTATGCCGAATGGCTTGACGACAACCCTTCTATGATTGACCCATCACTTCGTTCCCTTGGAATCAGCGATGGGGCAAGTTTCCGACAGTGGTTTGAGGATACGCTTGACAGCGGACTCACCGACGCACAAACAGTTGAGGCTGCTGGCGGCAAGGCAAACTTCGACGATTGGGTAGGCGCAGCCACAACAAATGGATCGCTTACAACCTTTGACGAGTTTGCCGTCACAAGCAGCAAACACGCCAGGGATGTGTCAAATGCTAACGGCAACGACACAATGATCCAATTCTACGATAACGAGTACAGAAAGTTTCTCAATGGTGAGAAGTCGTACTATGGCGAACGACCAACGCTTGAGGGTTTGTATCCTCAGCAATATGCTGTTGTGCAGAACGAAGCAAATGCTATGTTTGGTTCACACACAGAGGGTGCGTTGACGCTTACTGGAGCACTTAACAACGGTGAGCCAAGATGGTCTAACATTGGACTTACTGTTGAGAATGCTGCTGCCATTAGTGCTGGTCAGGCAGTTATGGTATGGAATAAGGAATCTGGATCGTTTACAACTGAAAATCCAAGGGATGCTACTGCAAAGCAGGGTTCCTACCAGTATGTCAGCTTTACTGTTCTACCAGATGGAACAAAAGTCCCATCTGTGATTTCGGTAACTGGTCAGCCGATCATTGGCCCTGATGGGCAAACCACTAGTGGGTATGTCTACGAGTTGCCAAACGGCATTACCTATGCTCTTGACGCATCAGGAAATGCTTACGAGATTCCCGCTGGTGTTTCAATCCCAGTGGCGCGAGAAGGGTATTCTATTGACAGCTTTGAAAATTACGGAACACGGGTTGAGGGTGGGTTACCGTTAATTGATACAACTTCCCTTATTCGACAGGGTGCTAATGCTGGAGCATTCAACCCAGAGGACCGAGAGGCTCGACGCGCTGCTTTGACGCAGTTTGGCGTTGATGCTTCTGACCTTGAACTTGCGTCCACTTTGGCCCTTCAAGTTGCTAACGCACTTGACCCAGATGCAAAAACGAAGATTGAGGCTGCCGCACAGGGCCTTGCTGGTGAGGCTATTAATATCCGTGCTGGTCAACTTGAGGCTACTGCCACAACCGCTGACCAGTTGGCAGAGGCTGCGCTTATCCGAAATAAGCCAGAAGCTGCTGCCTACAATACCTACGTCAAGCCAAACATGGACAAGTACGAAGAGGTGGCTAAGGGTCTCTTCCGACTCAAAGAGACTGGCTCACGTCAAAACGCTCAAGAGCAGAACAAGTACATGGCGATGGGCGGACAAATCGTTGGCAATCGGTTTGGTCTCGGTGGCGATGCAGATTTGCCTAGCGTCGTTGACCTTCGACCAGATGCGGTAAAGAACAGCGAACGAGAACGGGATGTTACTGCCGCAGAACGAATCTTTGCTGGTTACGGCGTTGCTTCAACACAAGATCCATCCAGTGGGTTCTTCCGCAATATGCCAACAACCAAGAAGCAGCAGTACGGCGCTTTGCCTCCAGTGTTGCCACCAGCGGCTATGGCTCCGTCGGTGGTGATTCCGCCAACGCCACCAGTGCGTAGACCAGACATCATTGAGCCGACGATGCCAAAGGCTCCCGTTGTCGCTCCGCCACCACCATTGCTGCCACCGTCACTCGGCGGCGGCGTTAGGAAGTTGTAATGCCAAGTATCTTTGACAAGCCGTCTCAACGAACTGGAACAACTAAGGTTGCGTCCATTGCTCCGTCTGTCGGTTCTGCGAAGGCTATCCAATCTGCTGGTAGAATCCAGGTAAGCATTGCCGATCCATCAACATCCATCCAGAAGTCCATTGGCGACATCAACGCTGGATTTATCGGGGTAGGCAAAGGCCTTGTGTCCGTTGCCGAGAACATCCCCATCGTTGGCGGAATCACAAAGCCGCTGATCGGTTTCGTTGGCTCTATTGCCGATGCCACGATTGGGCAAGGTGTGAGCGCATTGGAGAAGATTCGCATTGGCGACTCTAACCTAGCGCAGGCTACCGTCAGCGCCCTAGAGGTTGTTGGTACGCCATTAAAGTGGGGTTTGGATGCGATCTCTGCCCCTGGTCGATTTGTTGAGCAGAAGGTTGCCGAAGCACGAATTAAGAACACACAGTCTGGTCGGCAAGATCTTGTTTCTTCACTGTTTGGCGCAGCGCCAAAGGAAGTGATGGCGATGATCTCAGGCGGTGCATCCCTTGAGGAAGCTGCCGAACATCTTTCTACAACCAACGCTGGATTTAGCGAGAACGGTCTTGCCAACCTTGGTTGGTCGCTGCTCCTTGATCCGATCAATGTCCTTGCCCCTGGTGCTGGCTTCGCCGCCAAGATGGGCAAGCAGGCATCAGTCTTCTCTCGTATTGCGAACAAGGCTGCCCTTGAGGGGATTACTGATACCGCGCAACTTGCAGAGGCGAATGCTTTCCTGAGCAAGTGGGGCTGGGCTGGCAAGATCCACGACGTAACTGTCGGCATCCTTGACAAGCGTCCTCGACTGTTCGCCTCTACGCTGGCGAAAGAGGTTGTCGCCGCAACGCCACGAGTCTACAACATGAAGACCGTGGGCGGATTTATGGATGATGTTGCCCTTGCTGGCGGAGCAGACATTGCTGATCGCGGCCTTAAGAACTTTGCCGTAAC